GCTCACTTGGCGGGATGGTTCAAACCCAAATCGCACAAAGGAAACAATCGACGACTTGGCCCATTTTGGGATTCGCTATACAAACATAATCATGGCACCACGCAAATACAAAAACATGAGGGTGGCTTGTTTTTGGAAGGTGTCACAGATCAAGAAACTTGGGGCCCATATATGGATTGATGACGAACTCAAGGCATACAAACGCGATTATGGCATAGACGTACAAAAGCTATTACCATATACAATTTTGATTGGTATATGAGCCGAGCAATAGTGACACATTTCGATGGCGACCCATTCACGCTTGGCGCATGGCTCACGCTCTACAAAATGCATTGGCGTGGTGAGTGTGACAAGGTATATATGACGATCTACTACAACCCCAAAGCAGTACCCGACAGCGTAATTGACTACGAACGCAAGATGCTTGCAGAATACCCCGAGATAGTCGCCGACATAAAGGCCGAACATAGACCACCCGAGGCCGGCAATCAAGACACGCTCAAGAAAGTGACCGAGGACTACATCGGGCTCATTGAAAGCGACGGTTTTGTGTATGGGAAAGGCATCGTCGATCAGTGTTTCAGACTACTTGAAAACGAAGGCCAAGACATAGTCACCCCGCGTTGGTTTCTAATAAATGAGCCATATTTCACAGGCGAATTGCAATCGACCGGATTCATGAGGTGCTTTTGCTTTTTGAAACGGTCTTTGCTTGGGCAAATTGATGTCGATTTCAACCCAAAGACGGTGCCCAAAGGTACAAGACTACACGACAAGTACACGTTGCAACACGACGTTGCACTCGATTGCTTTGGTTGGGTATCATGGCAACTTCTACTACTCACAAACAAAATCACATATGTACCGGCAAACATACTCGGGCCCGACAACATACTTTCGCCAAAATCAAACTACAAGTGGGTGCATGTCCGGCAAATGAGCTCAAGCGCGATTGGGTGTGGGGGTGGTGAGTACAAAATATGGGCGAGTGGCGGGTCACTTGACAAGATATTCAGCTTGTTCAACGAAAACTTTCCGGACGGGCCCGCAGAGTTTATCTATGTAAAGGCCGTGGCGTTCAAGCTATTGTTTTTTGATATGATGATGCGCAAAGGGCCCATACAAGAGCTTTTGGGGTTTGCAGATGAGTACAAACAGATGCTTGAGGTAGTCATTGCATACCTAAACTTGCCGGTCGATAAGATTTACGAAATCAAAGGATATTACAAATCTCTATTTGATGTATGAATAACCGATGCGCGATACTACCACACCCCATTGACCCATTCATGCTTGAGTATTGGTTGTGGGGCTTTCGAAATGTTTGGTATAACGAAATCGACAAATTGTATATTGTTGCAAACTCACCTATTGAAAAACAAGTGGTCGACTTTGTGAAACAAATCACGAAAGATGACAAAATCGAGCTCATATATGTACCAAATCAAATTGAGCATGGGGCCGGCATATCACTCGCACTTGAAAGAGTGAAAGAAAAATACATCGTACTACTTGAGGATGATTGTTACATATTCAAGCGGGGCATCGTCGATCAATGTTTCAAGTGGCTTGAGGATGACATATACGACATTGTCGGCTCAAAGCGTGGGTCATGTCACCCCGAAATACTGCTCAAAGCACAGGAAATATGGGGTTTGTCATACGAGGGCGAGGGCGATCATGGGTGCAACTTTTGGCCAAACATGGTATTTTTGAGCAAAGAACGGTTGCTCGCAACAGATGGCAACTACGGGGCCCGTGCATGGAGTAAGGGCGAAGTCATACCGCCACTCAATAACCACATTGTCGAGCACGATCAAATACACGGCGACACATTTGTGTGGGCTAGTTTACAGTTACGGGCCAACTGTAAACCATCGCGAATCAGGTATATACCGCAAAATCATGGGCACCCCGATGACCTAAAGCACGAAGAAGCGCACAAATACATATTTGATGGGCACGCCGGATATGTGCACATCGGCTCACTATCAAGCGGTATACATGGGTTGCTCAAAGATCAAACCGGACACCCACTCGCGTATCGGGTTTCAAACCCCGATTTGCTCGGCTCACCACTACCAAAAAACATGACCGAAATGGAGCTTTTCGAGTTTGAAAGACGGGCCCAATGGTGGCTCACATTTGTGGAGTTTGGCGACCCAACTACACTTGCCGATTTCAGAATGTTGTACAATGATGCAGTTATGCGACTAATTGGCGAAATGCAATTGTCAATCAAACGTATCAGATCAAGGCAAAGGGCTTATAAAAAAATAGGTTTATGGTAGTACCAGACATAATCATATCGTGGCCGGACAACGCCGACTATCCACTTTGGCGCAAGTTTCTTATTCAAAACCGCAAATCATTCAATGAGGTCATAATTGTATTCACAAGCTCACACCGCAAAGAAAACTACGTCGATTTTGTACGGCAACAACTTGAACAACATCATTGTCAATTCATAATCCCAATGCAAACACGTGGCAATGAGGATTGGCGACATAATGCAGTCAAACAAGCACTTATTCACAGCTACAATGCACCTTGGGTATGGTTTACAGAGCAAGATTTCATTGTGCCCGATTGGGAAAGATTCATGACGGTTGTTGATAGTGCACAAATGATGGGCCATGATGTCATTGCGCTCTATGAGGGCGAGAGGATGCACCCCGCTTGTATATTTATCCGGCGCGAGATTTTGAACCGGACAAGTAGACAATTCGGTATTATCCCAAACAAGGCCGATCACTTCTACACATTGCAAGCAGACCTCGAAACACTTGGTGTCGATATATTTCGACTAGAGAATCACAAAAACAAGAAAACAGACAGCACGGGGTTGTGTTTTCATATGGCCGGAGCTACACACAACATGAACTTGGTTGTTGATGGTGGGCGACCTTGCTATGAAATCACACGTTTCAACAGGTGGATTGCCGAGGCCCTTGCCGACCCAATTGAAAAACACCCACAATGGGTACGCGATTTCACGACGTACATCAATTCGGAAAGATCGAAAATATCATGAATAGTAGTGTATGATTAAATCATGCACACAATAATCAAATGCTTGGGTTGTGGAAACGACACGAGCGCAAAAAGAAAAGATCGTGTTTGGTGCTCTGATTGTTACAAAGAACACCACAAAGAATTGCGCAGGATACGAGATCGGGGCGAGATCGCAAAAGCTAGGTACAAGAGATATAGAAAAACAGAAAAATATATTGTCAAAGCTAGGGAAAGATATTACAAACTAGAGTATGGCAAAAGAATGGCGAGGTCACATGTATGCAACGCAATACGAGATGGTGTGTTGAAAAGACCAAGTTATTGCGCAAGGTGTGGAATTAAAGATTGGGGCAAAAAAAGGTCTATGATAGAAGCAAATCACTACAAAGGTTATGACAAACAAAATTGGTTGGTTGTTGAATGGTTGTGTACTAATTGCCATAAAAAGGCCGACAAGTTTATATGAAATATAATGTATTTTGTGACCTACATCACGCCGGCTTGTTGCAAAGTTTGATTTTGCTATTCGAGCGACGATTCGGCGGTAAAGTTTACAGACCGATAGGCATGGATTGGTACACCAAGGGATATTGGCACGTCTACAATCACCCCGCAACAGTTGAACAATACCTTGGCATAGGCGGGGCAACGCCGGACAACACACCAAAACTCAATGAGGTTGTCACGCGACTTGGCAACTATATGTACATATGTCATGACATAGACAGCGACGAAACGAATCGGGCCATTACATATGACGGTTTCATGGCAATGCCGATTGACATTGTCATTGCGTCATTACCCTACCACATAGAACCATTCAAAAAGCTATGTGCAGAACACCCGAACAAACCAAAGCTCATATTTCAGATCGGCAACAATTGGACATCAGAAGCCGGAAATGCGCCAAACATAATGGCATCGGCCAAGGTAGATACATACCCAAGTGACATCAATTTCGTTCAGTATTTGCAAGAGTTTGATACAAACATATTCAGGCCATCGCCAATACTACAGAAAAAGAAAATCACATCGCTCGTCAATTGCTTTTCAACAGACGGCTTGTTTGCCGAGGACTTTCGATTGTTTGAGCGTGTAGAGCGAATGATGCCGGACTACACATTCAAGGCATACGGCGCACAGGGGCGTGACGGGTGTATGCACGGGGCAAAGCAAGTGGCCGGCGCAATAAACGACGCGCAGTTTGTATGGCACACCAAGCGTGGGGGCGATGGTTATGGGCACATCATTCACAATAGCGCATATATGGGCAAGCCGATGATTGTGAAAAAAGAATACTACGCGGGAAAACTAGGCGAAAAACTCATGATTGATGGCAAAACGGTCATTGCGATTGACGGCTTGGGCCCACAGCAAATCATAAACAAAATCAGATTCTATGAAAATGAGATTGAATACAGGCGACTATGTGAGGGTGTATATGAAAATGCCGTGTCGCACATAAACTTTGACAACGAAGCCCAAAAGATACAAGTTTTTTTGGCTAATTTGAAGCCGTAGCACATGGGAAGATTCGCCGACCCGTTCAAATCACAATAACACAACCGAGGGTATCGCGGATAATTATCTGGAAACACACACACGATACCAAAGAGAGTATGTTGTTGTATCACGCACGCGTGACTTATTGAACAAGGGCAAAGTCAACCCGCCGGATGAAACCGATGGTGATACGGCTTTTTTCGACTACAAAACACATCTCACATGTTGCTATAATGAAAGGATGACACAGATCACTATTGCAGACAGCGCGCACAATGACGCATTTGGTCGATTGCGCGTGTCAAACCCATTTACCGTATTTGACAGCAAGCAAGTGTTTGACAATACACCCTTGCGTTGGAGCGATGGGGCAATAAACGGCACAAACACAACGAGTGTATACACAAAGGCCGAGGCATCGACCGTGATTGGCGTGACAAATGCCAAGCAAGGTACACGCGTCAGGCAAACATTTCAGCGTTTCAACTACCAACCCGCAAAATCACAACTTCTATTCATTACATTCGCCGGTATAGATACGGTCGCCGGAATAACCAAGCGCGTTGGACTATTTGACGCAAGCAACGGTTTGTTTCTACAATCAAAAGATGGCGACATTTCATTTGTGAATCGCACCGGTGTGTCAGGCACAGTGCGTGACAACGTCATATCAAGGCTTTCATGGAATCTTGACTATATGGACGGAAACGGGCCAAGCAAAATACGGCTCGATTTCACCAAGGCACAGATCATGATAATTGACTTTGAATGGCTTGGAGTGGGGCGCGTTCGATTCGGCTTTGTGGTCGATGGCAAAATATACTATGCACACCAAATGTTGAATACGAACGTCGTATCAAATGTCTACATGAGCACACCCAATTTGCCAATTCGGTACGAAATCGCAAACGATGGCACGGGCCCAACATCTACACTCAAATGTATTTGTAGCTCGCTTATATCAGAGGGTGGAAGCGAACCACAGGGGCTACTATTCAGCACAGACAATGGAGTGACAAAGGTTGATGCAAATGTGATTGGCACCACATATGCGCTTTTGGGTATTCGTTTGAAACAGGCATACATCGGGGCAATCGTCGATCTTTTGAATGTTGAAACATTGACCACCACGGTAACATCATACAAATGGTCGTTGCTTTGGAACCCAACCGTAGCCGGCACATTTACATATGAGGACATCACAAACAGTGCGTGCCAACGTGCGCTTGGAGCCACAGCAAACGAGGTCACAGGGGGTGTGCAACTTGATAGTGGGTATGTGTCGTCATCGGCACAAGCAAAGGGCGCATCATCAGAAGTTGTGAACAATGCATTGCACCTTGGCGCAGATATAAACAACGTAGTTGATACACTTGTGTTAGCAGTTACACCAATAGACGTGAACGCGGACATATTCGGGTCTATGGCATGGCGCGAAATCATATGACAATCATCAGCACTGTACCAATAACGAGGCGGGGATATATAAGCAAAGGGGAGTACGAACAGTACACGGGCACAACCGTGTCAGACGCAACCGCGTGGGAAGTGCTCGCATCAAAAGCCGAGGAAATGGTCGATGCTTATGTGGGCCCACAAGACAGTTTCATGTATAGTGAAACAACCGGACGCGCGAGCGCGGGTGGTAGTAGTACAATCACATTACAATCAGATCAACAGAATATATCAGATGTCAATTACTACGAGAGATGTGAGGTTGAAATCTTGGGTGGCACGGGAGCCGGACAGCGAAACAAGGTATCATCAAGCACTCGTGAGGGTGTGTTGACTATGCAAACAGCATGGGTGACGACACCGGATTCGACAAGTTTCTACAAAATATATCAGCTCGGCAAGTTTCCGAGAAAACACGACGTGACATTCTACAGCGAGCAATCGCCATCGACCTACTACAAACAAATACCCGAAGAAGTGAAAAGGGCCGTATGCGCACAGATCGAATACATGGTCGAAATGGGCGATGAGTATTTCGCCGGCAATGATGCAGACAAGCAATCGGAAAGCATAGGCGACTATTCATATACAAACGCATCGGGTAGTACAGGAACCAACAAAATGATTTCAGCCAAATCGAAATTATTATTGCGGGGGATAAAAAACCGCATCGGTAGACTTGTAGTATGAGCGTCAAATCATTACTTCGACAAAGCCTTTCAGTATATGGTGTTTCCGGCTATGGCTCGGATGGGCGGGAAACGGTCGGGTCAGCTACAGCATACCCATGCAGATTTCAGGCTACAACAAAAAACAGAATGTTGCCAAACAACACACTTGTGACAATTGAGGCTATCGCATATGTTCAATCAGATGCGGTCGTGTCAATTGGCGACAAGGTGGCATTTGATTCGATCGATTATAAGATCGTTGGCAAATACGCGACACCAAACGGGGCGGGTGTGACCGAGTTTGTCAAACTTGAACTTGTGAGGTGGAAACAATGACAATCAGGGTTGATGACGCCGACTTTCAAAAGAAAATTGGCGACATTATTGGCAAGAGATTGCCGAGCGCACAAACCCAAGCAGTACACGATATTGCGTCAGATATTTTGAGGCGTTCAGGCTCAACGGTACCACACGACAAGGGGCTTTTGCAAAATAGTGGCAACGTGGTTGATGAGCCGGAGCAGTCGATTGTTGGATATAACAAGGTATATGCATCAAGATTGCACGAACACCCCGAGTATAGTTTTCAAAAGGGTCGACGGGGCAAGTGGCTTGAGCTAACAATCAAAGAGAATCTCACCACATTTGTGAGGTATTACAAAGAGATGATGACAAACATTTTTCAATAGGTATGACATTTATCGAAGAAATCGCAAGATATTTGCAAACAAAATCGGTCGGCACACTCGGTACAAATCTTTTCTACTCGTATTTACCGGACAGCGTCGATGCTTGTGTTGCGGTTATGGACACAGGGGGCATGACACCAGACATCGACCTACCGACAAAAGAGCCGACATTTCAAGTATTCATTCGCTCAACAACATATGACCTTGGGAAAGCAAAAATGAATACCGTGCGCAATGAATTGCACAGGCTTATGAATACAACCCTATCGGGGGGCACATATGTGTACAATGTGTTTGCTCTATCAGAGGGCGGGCACATAGGACGAAATGAACGGGGCCTCGATGAGTTTTCGATCAATTTCAAATCGTTGACAAGATGATTACCCTAAACAATAAACCGTATCGAGAGATGAGATGCAAAGCATGTCGCAAGCTCATTTGCTACGAGTATGTATTTGCGGGCCGGATTGCCTTTACATGTCCGAGGTGTGGTGAGTTGAACGAGCTACACTTCAAACATATGAAAACAAAAGAAAATCTTGACACGATAAACGCAGACTTTACAAATTAACATGAAAGAGGGGGTGAAAAATAAACATGGCAGACATAACAAACGTACAGCTTGGAGCGTGTAGCGTAACATTCAACGGCTATGATCTCGGTCATACCAAGGGCGGTGTGGAAGTCACATACGAACCGGTATATCAGGATTTGGCAGTCGATAAGTATGGCGAAACTGTAGTTGACAAAGTGCTCGTCGGTGAAAAATTACTTGCAAAAGTACCACTCGCCGAATACACAATTGCCAACCTAAAGCGAGCTATACCAAACGCAACATTCGCGGGCGCAGTCGATTCACGCATACTGGTTGGAAAATCAGCCGGCGGGAAACAGTCAGCAAACGCATACCAACTCGTTTTGCATCCACTATCAGAGGGCTCAAAAAGGCACGATGTAGTGTTTTACAAAGCGGTTGTCACAAGTCAAATCACCATCAATCACAAGAATGATGAGCAAAAGGTCATCGAGGTAGAGTTTACAGCACTACTCGACGAAACAAAGACCGACGGCAACTATCTTGGAATGATCGGCGATTCGACAACCTAACATTTGCGGGCAATGTGTACAAGTTACCGCCCACATACAAATATGAAAACAATCAAAGTCAAACTCGATGAAAAAACAATCGAAATATCAAAACTACCACTTGGCAAATATGCCGAGCTTTTGAAATCAATCAAAGAACTACCGAAACATATCTCGGGTATGGATAAGATGACACCCGACCAAATACTTGAAAGGTTGCCACAGCTTGTCGGCGAATCATTGCCGGACTTTGTGAATATCATCAAAATCGCAACACCACTTGAGGAATCAGAAATCGTCACACTCGGACTTGATGAGGTGGTGAGGGTGGTTGTAGCAATCATTGATGTGAACAACTACACAGAAGTATTCGCGACCGTAAAAAAAGCAATGGCCCAAGCCAAAGCATAGACGATTGGTTGTATTGGGCCATAGACATGCTCGCATCGCAATACGGATGGTCATTTGACGAAATATACAATCACATATACATTGAGCAACTCTTGGCACTCGTACCACAAATCGAGCGTCGTATGCTTGAGGACTACAAAATGCAACTCGCTATTGCTCAAAATCCACATGTGAAAAACCCCAAGGAATTGTGGCGCATGCTCGAACGGGCTCAAGATAAAAAACCCGAACTCGACACGTCATCTATAGAAAATCTCAAATACGCGCTAGGCAAAGGGTCGCGTATTTTGATAAAATGAACTATATGGCAAATGGTTTTGATATAGGCTCGGTCACGGCTACAGTCAAGGCCGACGTGACAGATTTCAAAAAAGGTATGACCGATGCCCAAAAATCGGTGAGTGATTTCAAAGGGAACCTCGAGGGTATAGGCAAAGGCATACAAGACTTCGCAAATAAGGCGAGTATATTCACCGGCGTACTAACGGCCGGCATCGCTCTATTTGGCAAGGAAAGTTTCGATGCATACAAAGGTGCACAGGCATCACAAGCACAACTCGAGCACGCAGTGATGCAGGTCACAAAAGCTACAGAAAAAGAACTACAAGCAACAATGGATTTGGCCGATGCGCTTGAACGCAAAGGGGTGCTCGACGGCGACAACATCAAAACGGGCCTTGCCCAATTATCTACTTTCGGGCTATCTAATAAAGCAGTACGCGCGCTCGGTGGTTCGCTTGCCGATCTTGCAGTCAATCAATTTGGGGTATCGGCGTCCGGCGAGCAACTATCGCAAACCGCAAATATGATCGCAAAAGCACTCAACGGGCAATTTGGTGTGCTTGAAAAATCAGGTATCAGATTCACCGATGTACAACAGGCAATCATCGCAACGGGCACGGAAATGGAAAAAGTCAAAGCAATCAACGAGGGATTTGCCCAAAACTTGAAATACACAAACGCGGTTGCGGGTGAAACAGCAGAGGGGGCCATGGCTCGGCTTACTGTCCGGCTAGATAATATCAAAGAGGGATTCGGCGAGCTTGTCGCAACAGGCATTTTGCCATTCGCCAATGCACTCGCAGACATGGCCGAGGATGCGCGCATATTTGATTGGATTCAAGAGATAAGCGACAAACTATACTTTTTGTTGCAGATGCTACGCACCGGAGATTTCACAAAAGCATTTGGGCAACTATTCAAGGTCGATGAGGATAGTACACTCGTCACAAACATACTCAATCTACACAGGGCAATGGAATCATTCGGGGTTTGGATTACAGAAAACCAACAGCTTGTGATTGGGTTTGTACAGGCACTAGCAATGACAATCGGCACACTCGTTGTGATAGGTACGGTCAATGCACTACTTATGGCACTTTTGAACCCATTCACCTTGGTGATTATGGCAATCACGGCATTTTTCTTTGCTTATAACACCAATATGTATGGGGTGCGCGACATCACAAACAACGTGGTGAACGCGATCATAGGATTTTTCAACGAATACTTGATGCCATTCATTTTGATGCTTGTTGCTTTCTTTCAAGAGAATTGGGGAACAATCGCAATGGTTGTCACAACCACTTGGGAAATAATCAAGGCAGTTGTGACCGTGGCGATTGAGGTGTTGACCGCGATATTCGGTGCATTTTTCGCACTGCTCACAGCTTGGTGGAAAGAACACGGCGACAGTGTGATTGCACAAGTGAAAGCGATGTGGCAAATCATCACCGGACTATTTCAGGTCGCGGGGGGTGTCATCATGGCACTTGTATCGGTACTCACCGCATTTGTCACAGGCGATTGGAACAAGGCACACGATCAACTCGTCAAAGCAACAATGATGGCATGGAATGGAATCAAAAACATATTCAACGGCATCATCGGATTCATAGCAAATTGGGGTGGTCAGCTTGTATCAAATCTTGTGCGACCATTTCAGGATGCTTGGAACCGCATACAAGACTTGGTCAACAAAATCAAAGATGCGCTCGACTTCACAAAGCGTCACAGCCCGTCGGTTGTGGACATCGTCAAAAAGGGTGTGGGCCTTGTGAATACGGCACTCGATGGCCTAACATATAACATGAGCTTGAACCCGACACAGGTGGCACAAACCGTTTCAAATGGTGGGCAATCAATGAGTATTGCATCGATCAACATTTCACTTGATGGTGCTATGATTGGCAGTGAATACGACGCAAACAGGATTGCCGAGCGTATAGGCGACGGCATAATACAAAAATTGAAATACAGCGTGCGGTTGTAATTTGATACAATGAAAATATGGCAGACAATGTCGAACTCAATACAATGACCGGCGGTGATAACGTCGGGGCCGATGATATATCATCGGTAAAATATCAGCGCATCAAACTCATTCATGGGGCCGACGGCGTCAATGATGGCGACGTTGCAAAAACAAACCCGTTGCCATCCTACAATGCATTTGGCACAATCGGCGATGGTCGCAAAGTTGTGACGACAGCCGGCACAGCCGTGGCACTTGCCACAACAACCGCAGTCAAACGAGTATATGTTCAGGCCGAAACAGACAACACGGGCGTGATTGTCGTTGGCGCATCAACCGTAGTCGCATCACTTTCAACACGACGTGGCATAACACTAAACGCCGGCGATACACTAACACTCGATATTGATGACCTTGCAGATGTATACATTGATAGTACAGTCAATGGCGATGGAGTGACTTTCACATATTATCTATGAGCACACCAGTATTTCAAAAACCAATACCATTTGGGTATCTTGACACCGATACGGCTTTGACCGCCAACAGCGACGTCAAAGTGCCATCACAAAAAGCCACAAAGGCGTATGCAGACACAAAGGTGCCATCATCTTATCTTGATACGGACACAAGCCTTGCGGCAAATAGCGATTCAAAAGTGGCGACACAAAAGGCCGTGAAAACATATGTCGACACACAAAACAGCGCAAAATCATCAATACTTGTCACCGCAGAACCGGCGGGCGATCATTTCGGCAGTGGCATCACAATCACGCTCACGGCCGGTGTCAATATGGCGTTTGGTGACGTTGGATATATCGCATCAACAGGTAAGGTGCTTTTGATAGATGCCGACGCAATTGCGACAATGTCAGGGGTTGTGATGTGTATATCCGCAACAATAAATCAAGACGCGGGGGGCACTTTTCTAATGATGGGGGTAGCGCGCGACGATTCATGGAATTGGACGGTGGGCGGTCTTATATATGCAACAGTGACCGGAACATCAGGCAACACGCTTTCGCAGACTGCGCCAACCGGCACCGATGACGTTGTACAAGTGCTCGGCGTCGCCACACATGCCGACCGGATGATGTTCATGCCACAGCTTGTACAAATTGAGTTGACCTAATGATTACATGTACGAATCTTGCCACATCACTATCGGTGAACACTGCAAGCTCATATGCCACTGATTCAATCAGTGCGGGCGCGCAAAAACTGATTTTGGCCATAATTTTCAGCAATAAAGAAACGGCGGGGTCGCCGAACTTTCCTACGCTATCCGGTGCCTCATTGACATGGATACCGGTACAGGGTTATATATCAGGGTCACTTGCGACGGCAAGGATTACCATATATAGAGCAATAACCACTTCGGCAACATCAGGGGCAATCACAATTGATTTCGCAAGTCAAAATCAAAATAGGTGCAATTGGTCAATAGTAGAATTGGGTGGTGTTGACTTGAGAAACGGTGGAAATGATGCGGTTGTACAAACACAATATGGTGAAACGTCAGCGAGCACAACTTTTTCAATCACACTTGGCGCATTTTCGGACACAAAAAATGCAACCTTGGGATTTTTGAGAAACAATAATACACTAGACATCACAGCAGGGTCAGGGTTCACAGAAATCGCCGATGTTGCAATTACATCATCAACAACACAGGTTGAGTTTAAGGCATCACCCGACACGTCAGTTGATTGGTCGTGGGCATCTTCGATTGCCAATACATATGGTGTCGCTCTTGAGTTAAAAGCTATAGATGTAAAAAAAGTAAGTGGTTTTATGAGCTATTTGGTTTCAAAAATTGTTAATTTCAAAAATAGAGCTATTGAGCTATATACAACACCGCTTTTTTCAGATGCAAATCTGAAGTTTTATTGGCGATTTGAGGGCAATGCAAACGACAGCACAGCAAATGCGAATCACGGAACCGCAACAGATGTGACATACTCAACAGCAAATGGAAAGTTTGGGCAGGGTGGTGGATTCAATGGCACATCGTCAAAAATTGTTGGCGCGTATACTTTCACAGCCAACCAAGCCACAACAATTATGGGATGGCTATATTGCACAGCAACAACATCGGCATACCGCAATTTTATGGACACACTAACAGTGAAACCGATGATATGGTTTGACGTAAACCAAAGAATCGAGTTTGATGCGTCAGAAAAAGTCAGCACGCTTGTATACCGTAATCAGTGGGTGCACGTTGCAATAAGCAAACCATCGGGCAACAGCTCGGCAACATACTATGTCAACGGCAAGTCAATAGGCTCGGGCAATGCGTATGCGGTACCGTCAGCAAAACCAACTTGGTTTGTTAGAGGCACAAGTGAGTATTGGTTGGGAAACGCCGACGAGGTTGCCTTATTCGACAGGGCACTCACAGCTACAGAAATTGCAAGCATATACAGCTCACAGGTGAAAAAAATAGCGAAAACACTCAACACATGACGATTTGTATACGCTAGAAATGGTAAAATGAAAGTATGCTACTTCTATTGTCCAGCGTCATACCGTCGGCACCCATAATCACAGTACGGGCAACTACAGCAATAACACAAAACACCGCTACCGTGAACGCTTCAATTGGGGCCGGTGCCGTGCTTATAACCCGCAGGGGTATACAATGGAGCACGCAACCAAGCATGGAAAACGAGGCCGACGAGAGTGGCTTGACTTGGGGTGGTGGGACATACACCAAAGTATTCACAAATCTCACACCCAATACTACCTACTATTTCAGGATATATGCCGAAAATAGCCTCGGGTATACATACTCAAATTGGGTTGCTTTCACAACATTACCAAACACATACAACGTCACAATCGCGGGTGTAGACAGAACAGATGACATACTCGCAAACTCACTCACAATTGATGATGTCATAAACGATCAGGCAAACACATGCGCATTTGGGCTTGTTGATAGAAACGACGTCGGTATGCCCGAAACAGATGATGAGGTCGTCATCACAATGAATGATGGCACAAAACTATTTGGTGGGTATATCGTGTCACAAAGTCTTTCAAAGCGTGGCGAGGTCATTGCAAGTATTACATGCACAGACTATACACGGCTACTTGACCGCAATTTGGTGCACAAGTCATATGAGAATATGACCGATGCACAGATCATCACAGACATTGTGAACACATATTGTGCCGGCTTTGGCATAACAACAGGGGCCGTCGAAACAGGTATCACAATTGCTCAAATATCATTCAACTACATGCAACCGAGCCAATGCATACGAAAGATTGCAGAGCTCGGGGGTCGATCGTGGTATATAGACTATGACAAGATTATTCACTATTTCACGCTCGAAACAAACGTCGCACCATTCAACATTGATGTGAACGAGAACAGATACCAAGGGTTGACCATAAGCAAGGACGCATCACAACTCAAAAACCGCGTATATGTGCGTGGTGGTACCAAGCTATCAGACTACACGACATATAGTACAAAGGGCGACGGCGTCAAAAAACAATTTGTGTTGCCGGACAAGCCACATGATGTGTCGGTGACAGTAAACGGCACGCCGGTGACTGTCGGCGTCAAAAACTTGAATACAAGCGGGTACGATTGGTACCTAAACTATCAGGAAAAATACATCGAACAGGATGCGTCAGCAGATGAGCTTGTTGACACAGATACGCTTGTTGTCACATACAAATACGACATACCAATACTTGTCGCGGTCGAGGACACGCAAAGCATCATCGACAACGGCCAAAAGGAGTTTGCCATATTTGACAAGTCTATTTCAACGACACAATCAGCAAGAGATCGAGCGACAGCCGAGCTCATTGATTATGCAAATAGTTTGGTCGAGGGTAGATTCACCACATTCACAAATGGTTTCAGATCGGGCCAGTATATGAATATCAACTTGCCGGAATATGACATCAATGACAACTACTTGGTGCAAAGCGTAAGAGCAACATCACGCGGGGCCAACCTATACCAATATGATGTGAGTATTGCATCAGCAAAGACAGTCGGCATCATTCTATTTTTGATACAATTATTGGAAACAAACAAGAACCTTATTGAACTTGACCAAAACGAGGTGGTCGACGAGCTTTTGAATGTTACAGACGCACTATTGACCGACAGTTTGACCGACAGTTTGACGATAGACAGTGCCGGACTATACGCCACATGGTGCATAGATAGCACAGACAACTCGCCAAGCACGAGGGCAATTTGGGGACTGTTTCAATGGGGCTAATACACATATGAACAATATCGATATAATCAAACAAGACATCATCGTACCAACAGGCAAGGTGCTTGCGATACTTCGGGATATTCGAACGGGTCGGGTACACGAAACAATGACCGACAATATGGTCGTCACAACAGCCAAAAACTCAATCGCAGATCATTTGATAGGCTCAACCACGGACAATCGGGGCATAATCACCTATTGTGCACTAGGTACAAGTACAACCGCGCCGGCACTTTCAGACACAACCCTTGTCGCCGAAACATTTCGCAAACTCATTTCGGTTCGATCGGTAGTCGACAATGTCGCGACCTTTCAAACATTTTTCACAGCAACAGAAGTGACAGGAACCTTGCGCGAGGCGGGGTTGTTTGGTGATGATGCAAATGCACTCACAGATAGTGGCACACTATTTTGCCGGACGGCAATCAATAGAGTGAAAACAGTGAATGATACTTTGACGCTAGTTTGGGCAGTAACGATCGGATGATTTCAAGTACAATTATATTATGGCAACATCAAGCGCAACATCAGCAGGAGTGAACGCAACAGCAACGCAATACAACAATTTAAGAACCGACGCCATACGTCGAGATATTGTATTTCAATGGGAAATTGAGGATGATTTGGCAATACTTGACGAACAAGGTGGCACATACCTTGTACCATATGATTGCACCATCGAAAAAGTCACGGTGTGGAACGAATCGGGCACTTGCACAATAAGACTACAAAAGGGAACATCAAATATACTTGCGTCCCAAGCTGTAACATCGACAGCAACAGATGTCACAACAGGTATTGGGCTCACAGCACTCGTCGCAAAAGACCTTTTGACACTTGATATTATCGGCACAAACTCGGGCAATCATGTGATTGTACAATTATTCGCCACACGCAATTTATGACAGGAAAAACATACATGGTATTTGTAATACAAGCATATGAAAGTATGACCGAAGCGGGTCAACTCATTGGGTATGTAGAACTACAACTCATTGATACAACGCCAGAAAACGCACTCGCTCGGGCCCGCAAACTTGTATCAAAAGCGGGGTACAGAATATCGACAATTATTGAAAAATTGAATGACCAAAAATGAAATCAATCTCGTCGGACATGATATTCATGTGGCTAGGCAATCACGCCGACATACCGGTAGGGTATGAGCGCGTGACCTCGCTTGATGGCTATTTCATAAAGGGTTGGGGCAGTGAGGCACCAAACACAACAGGGGGCACGGCGGGGCACACTCACACATCACCCACACACACCCACACGCTCAATCACCACACACATACATACGACGCATCAGGTTCGGTTAATGACACCGGAAACGACAATAGTGACAATGGTGAACTTTCGGCAAAGGGCCACTCGCACACAAACAAACTTTTTGATAGTACATCGGGGGGCAATTTGACACATGCGGTCACATATGCCGAAACCACATATGAACCACTACATCAGCGAATCATATTTTTGAAGCCATCTACACCAACCGCATTTTTGCCATCAAATGCAATTCTGATTTCGGACAAAACTACGGTCAAGGTCAATTGGGCTTTCGAAACAAGTGCAACGGCAAGGTTTTTGAAAGGAGCAAACACAGGCGCAGACCCATCACAAGCCGGTACCGCAACTCATGAACACGCGATCGACCATACACATGCTGTTGTTGGACACACTCACCAAGGGCGGTTGCAATACACTGGAAATGACAGCAAGGCATCAAATTGGAGTGGTTCAGACCCCGCAAGCAACCACGAACACTATGTATATTTTGCGAGCACAAATCTATCATCAAGCGCATACACAGGAAACGCCGGAAGCGCAGACACTGGAATCGAGCCAGCCCACAAGAAAGTGCGCATCATCAAAAACACATCGGGCAAATCGGTTGGTATGCCGGTTGGGGGCATAATACTATCGCTCACACTTACAACCGCGCCGACCCATTGGGCCATGAAAACGGCATTGCAAAATGTATTCATAAAGGTCACAGATAGCGAAGCCGAAATACTAACGTCAGGCGGTAACAACACACACAGCCATGCATCATCTAACAGCCACGGGCACACAGATACAACGGGCGCACATACCCACACGGCGACAACAAGCGCATGGTTTGGGAATCTTGCCGGAAACACCGGAACCGGTTCAAAGACCGCATCAACTTATGACCATCGCCACAATATATCGAATATAAGCACAAACACAGCTACATGGCAAAACACCACAGTTTCAGGTAATACAACGGCATGGCAACCGCCATACCGCACGGTGTCATTTTTGGAACTTATGAAAGACCCCATGGCAACGCGCGCACCGCTTGAGTGTTGACCCGAAAAATTGATATACTGATAGTATATGAAACTTCGAGTTGATACAAAATACAGTCAACGTGACAATAGGTGGGCAAATGTGATGCTTGGGTTCAATACACAACTACCATACACAATCGGCAATTTTGGGTGCAAATTGACTTGTTTTGCCATGTACGCAAAGGCACTTGGCAAAAACGAAACGCCACTCACACTCAATGACAAGTTTCGAACCACAGGCCAATTCACAGGCGGTGGCAATTTGAACGACGACAACTGCTTTCATGTCGTATTTGGTGACGTCAACATGAAATATGCATCACCCAAATATGATGATCTTGTACCGGATTCACTACTCACAAAAATGAAACAACTACTCGACGGGGGCTTTGTGCTTTTTGCCGAGATAGATTTCAACCCAAGTACAGTGGTCGAGGATATGCATTTTGTACTCATAAACGGCTACGATGACCAAAATTGGTACGTTGTTGACCCGTGGACGGGCACACAAATCACACTTGGCGTGTATGGTGACGTCAAACGGGTGTTGTACCGCGTATGGGCATATGATTTGCCACTACAAAAAGAAGCTCAAGAAATATGCATCGATGGCAAATTGTACGAGCATTTGGTCAACGGGGCGTCAGTACGCAAAGATGTGGCAACATATCTTGAAATATCAGACCCCGACAATACCCCATTTGATAAGATTCAAAGCGTCATAGTAGGGTACAAGAGCCTCGTCACAGACAGCCAAAACAAAGCAAATGAAGCAAATACGAAACTTGCAATCGCGAATACAGAAATCGTGAATCTCAAAGACAAAATAGCAAACATGACAAGCGAGTGCCAAAAATCATATAGTTTGCTCGAGGCCGAGTATAAGGCTCTAATAGAAAAGAGCAAAACAGACGAAAAACTCAAAGGGGAGTATCAGGGTATGATAGACGAGTATGCGGGTAAGGTTCGGGAGCTAGAAAAGGCCGGTGGGCAAAAGGATTTGCAGATCACCGCGCTCACAAGTAAGGTAGAAGTGCTCACAAAAAATCAAGCCAAATCATACAAGCTCGGCGAATTGCTCGGCCTAATTTGGGAAAAAATAAAAGTATTTGACATCAAACTATGACCGAAGTATTCACCGCGCTTGGCAATTTTGGGTTTCCGATTGTTGTGTCGGTATATCTTTTGATGAGGTTTGAAAACAAACTTGAGAAGCTAACCGATGCGATAGTTGAAAACAACAACACAACCAAAGATTTGGTCAAGGCAATTGATGATTTGAGCAAAAACAAATGACACACAACGCGATTATGCTATTTATAAGATCAATGGAATATGTGGCGAACCAAAACTTGTTTTGGGGGTCGATGGGCTTCACCGTAGCAATTGCCATATTTGTTGGTGCGATGCTATTTGACGGGAATATCGAACAATCAAAAAAAGGTATGGTCGCCGTTGGCACATATGCTTTCATGCTACTTTGGACAACGAGCGTCAGGGTTTTGCCAAATGCAATTGAGCGTGATTTTGTTTATCAAGACGGCCGAGCACTCGCAAGCGTCGCAACAATTGTATATATCACTCTATTTTGGATGATTGGGGTGATGATAGGTGTGAATATATTCAAGTTGAAAAAATACCGTGAATAATGCAAATACTTGCAATCGAGTTTATCAAGCGCAATACCAAACTAATTGAGGCATTGAGAAGCGTATACACTCAAAGTGTTGGCAATGTCAAAAAAATGCAACAATTGGAAAAAGAGAATGACGAGCTCAAAAAGTTGTTACAACTTTATATCAACAAATATGGAACTATCAAAACCGCAGATTGAAGCATTCAAGGAACTCGGGCGCGTGGCAGTATTGGCACTCATACCACTGCTCATTGTGGCACTACAAACCCGCACATTTGATTGGTACTATATTGCGATCACCGTTGCCATTGCGGTGCTTCGGGCCATTGACAAACTCATGCACGAGATGGGCAAAGAAAACCCCGACAAAACACAGCTTTTGGGCGGTTTGACAAGATTCTAATACAAAGCATTTGACAACAAAAAAATACTTTGCTAGTATGAATCATTGGGGACGACGATAATCGTTTCAAATACTCTGAAATCATAGGATGTTGTCCGTATTCACATGTGGGTTGGGTTTACATCCTACCCTACAGAGGCCCACAGGTGATTGCGGATTTTTTTATGGCTACCAATACACAAACAATCTACAAGCAGATGAAAAACTACCACGACATGCATGTTGCCGAACTGCTCGAAAAAGGCTACAAAATCATCGAGGAAACGCGGGAATATACAAAGATTGAATCATCAAGAGATACAACATCACAAGTTGAATCACAACCGACTGGGGGCTAGGTCATGGGGGTCGGTATACAAATAGGCTCATGAACTCAAGCTCGATGACCCGACAGCACTCGGGACGACGGGAATGAAGCCAAAAACCGGTGAGCATTGATTTTTTCGCAATCCGGTCTACCTTGCCGAAATATCGCAATGGAGTTTTTCGAAAAAAAATCTCGGCGTCGTCGTATAGAAAAAACCCATGGGGGGGTAGGGGGGGCCATTACTACATCTACTCAAGGAATGTAACATATATATACCTAACTATATGTTACCCAAACTATACGCGGGCCCATGCTACAACATAATCTACATGTATTTTGTGCTATTCACATATCTACTTGACAAATGCAACCGGCTCATTATACAATGAGTATACAATCATTATACATTTGTATTTTCACTCATATGATTACCAAGAGAACCAAGCAAACAATCAAGGGGTGCATGCTTGCCGTAATGCTCGGCATGATGTGTGCGTATGAAATTGTCAACCCACTCAAGCTCAAGGTTGTACAAGAGGTTGAGGCCAAGGCCATGCCGGATGTGCAAGTTGTTGCACAACCAACACCAACAGCTATGCCAACAGCAACACCCAAGCCAAAGATCACACCCGTTGAGAAGCTATTCACACCCGAGGCATACAAGGTTCGCGAATACGCACTTGCCAAGATGTCAGCATATTTCGGGGCCGATCACGAAATCGCATTGCACAATCTAATTTCGAGCGAATCAGGATTCAGACCCGACGCCGGAAACCCATCATCGGGCGCATGCGGACTTTTTCAAGCATACCCATGCGAAAAGATGCAATGCGGGTTGACTTACGACACAAAGGACGTTGATTGCCAAATCGCTTGGGGCACAGATTACATCGAGCGCAGATACGGCAACCCGACAAATGCTTGGAAGTTTTGGGAATCACGACAGCCAATTGAGGGCGTCGACGTTGGAAATTGGTATTGATTACAAATTATTTATTTATACACATATGATCGCATTTTTGAGTGAAAAAGATCGTCAAACATTATTCACAGCAACCGACGAGCCGAAAGCCGTCGAAAAAAAAGAAAAATGCCCACATTGCGGTCGAAATATGACACCATACCAAGTACCACTCACCAAAGGATTTTTGGCCGGACTTGTGAAGTTTCGCCAAGCGGTCGGGGTCAAACAGGAAAACAAAATACATTTGCTCAAAGATATGCAGGGCACATCGTATGAGCTCACACCCCATGAGTGGAATAATTTCACACGACTACGTTTTCATGCACTTGTCGCAAAATATAAGGAAAATGGCGAGCACAAAGGCGGGTATTGGTTACTCACAAGGCGCGGGGCCCAATTTCTAAACGGCGAGATTGAGATACCAAACCGCGTCGCGGTATTCAACAATCGTGTGATTGGTCATTCTGATACGCTTGTGAATATATCCGACGTCATAAGGAGCGACCAATTGCCATACTTTGAAAAGATCAATGAAATAGTCTATGGTGACATATTACAAGTTGAGGACGAACCAAAATATGAATAATAAAATCGACATTGCGCTTGAAATGGTCAAGCAGATCGCCAACAAGCACATTGACGTGCAAAACACATGGGATGGTAGGAGTGCACAGCGGTATTGGTACCTTGTAGCCAAAAAAGCATTGAAAGACTACGAAAAAGAGGTGAAACGGGCCTACAAAAAGATGCCGGACTTGCCAAAGGCATTTTGCCCGCATTGTCTATCACTTGCTAGGAAGCCAAACAAGGATTGCCCAAACCATTACAACAAAAGCAAAAAATAGTATGGAAAACGACCGTGAGCTTGAAAACTTACGCAACATTATCATTTCACTCATTGCAAACATTATGTTTTGGGGGTTTCTGATAAACATTATCATTTTTGCATTTGTACTCATATGAAAAAAACATATAGGCACGTTGAGCTCCATATACGAAAAAACAACGATGACATATACGTTGTCGACCATAGAGTTGATGGCGAGCACGCAACGACATATACCATGTACACATTACGAAACGCCCGTGATTGGGCCGACACAGTATCGAACATGGAAAGGCAATACAACAAACGCGCAACAGTGAGAATCACCGAAATCATTTGACAATCATAATACATTCATATACACTAATAATTATGGAAATCACATATCAAAAACACAGCAACAGAAAACGACAAGCAATGGATTTGTGGCTCAAAATGGCAACCGACTACAACGCCGGAATGTCAGCCCAAACAATTGCCCGTCGATATACAAACCCATACACAAGAAAGCCATATACAAGGGGCTATGTGTATATCATTTTGCGAAAGCTCGCAAAGAAATCGTGAACGGTGTGCTTTTATAATTTTACAATTCGGGAACTATGGACAATGTCCCAACAACCCAAACCCCGCGCGCTCCGGTATCGAGCGCAACAGATACATTGAAAGTTGTTATGGAAGGCAAAAACCAAAGGCTATTGAAGCTCGTGCCCGAGGGTGAATCGCCACGATTATATATAGACCTACTCAAAGAGCAAGTCATGAGGCATGAGGGTACAGATGCACATTTGCTCTACTTCATGTATGTTTGCAAAAAGGTCGGACTAGACCCACTCGCAAAACAGATATATGCCGTATTTCGCCGTGATTCACGAACAAATACGATGGTCATGACCATACAGGCCGGCATTGACGGCTTTCGGCTCGTCGCTCAAAGATCAAGAGAATACGCCGGACAGGATGACATCAGGTATTTGCCCGAGGACGAATCTACACAATACCCAACCAAAGCTACATGCACGGTATATAGAATGATTGGCGAAAACAAAGTTGCGTTCACAGCATCAGCAAGGTGGAGCGAGTATTGTGTCAAAAACTACAACGGCGAGCCACAGAATCTATGGAAAAAAATGCCATACCTAATGCTTGGCAAGTGCGCCGAGGCACTCGCACTGCGTAAAGCATTTCCGAATGAGCTATCAGGCATATATACAACAGAGGAAATGGCCCAAACCGCAAACCCCGACACGCCGGCGATCGTGCCACCTAAACCACAGCCAATGCCAAGCATACCAACGCAAGTGATACCGGTTGAGCAACCAACCCCACAGGTAGCGCAAGCGGTGAAGCCACAACACTATGATACATACAACGGGCCATCAACGCCGGTCGAGATAGGCTCACCCGCACCAAAAGCAGTCACACCCGTGACACCAGTGCCAAAGGTTCAAAGCCCAAGTGTTGTGATTGATGAGTTGAAACAAAAAGCGGGGCAAGACTTTCAGAAGTCATACCCACCGGAAAAACCAAAAGATATTTGGCACTATGCAAACATTGTGATGGGCAAGGAAACGCCGATTTGTGGCAATCAACTTGACCTATTCACAACCAAAGTGCGCGAGAATGTCAATTGTCCGGCATGTCTAAAAATTATCAACATTTTGCCCGTAAAATAAGAGCCCATTTGTACATATATGAAAATTACAAAAACAAAAGACGGTCGCAAACAAGTGACCGAGGATGTATTCAATAAGATCAAAAGCGCGTTGTTTTCAGGAATCAAAAAGGCAACGATCGCAAAAGAGTTTGGTATGCACCCGACAACTATCAGCAACATAGCCAAGCACGAAACATGGGCCGACCACAAAGCATATTGCAAAAACCTACGCGACATTTGGTATGCAAAATATGCAAAAAATGGTGCGAAAAAGAACGAGCAACAACCCCTATTCAAAAAGGAGCCGGCAAAGTTTGTTGAATCTTGCAAGCATTTTTGGGTCGAGAGCAGATTTTTGCAGGGTCAATTTTTTTGCGCAAGGTGCCTAGACCAAACACAAGTCAAAAAGCTCATGCCGGTATGGACTATCAAAAACGGCGTTGCGGTATTGCCAATTGAGAAACCAGCAACGGAAGAATCGTTTTTGAACATACTGAGCAAGAAATATACGGGTACTTTGCCGGACAATGTTACAAGTACAACCGAGAACAAATGAACATCACAGACATATTCAAACTCAAATGCCCAAAGTGCAAAAGCACAAAGATTACAACAATTCGCGAGGGCTTTTTCGCAAAGTTTCGCAGATACATGACATATGTACTGCTATTCATTACATTATTATTTGTACGCGCACCCAAAGACCAATATATATGTCAGGAGTGCGGGTTCACTTGGTTCGCAAAATAACTATGAAACACTCACAAAAACTCAAACTCGGGCGCAAGATGATGTCAAAAAGTGAAAAAGCCACATACCACATACGCAAAGAAGTGGTCGAGGATGAATCAGGCAGGAAAAAAACTATCAATGTGAAATATAAACAAAAAACATCACCATTTGATAGTGTTGCATGGCGGGAGCGTAAACGAGCTATTGAAAAACGGGTTGAGCGTAAAATTACAAAAGCCAAGGAGCTTGCAGAGAAAAAGCGACAGGCAAAAAAACAACTATGAACATCGCCGACGCACTATTCATATTTGGGGTCGCTTGTCTAACAATCGCATTGTTTGAAAGCTATCGCAGATTCAACCATGAGCGCAATGAGAGGTGGGGCCAAAATGTACACAAAATGGCAAAGTATCATTTCAATTTTATGACACAACGATTTGAGCTAACAAAAGAACAACTCGAGGCTTTGCCATTCAGAACGGTCGGACGCAAAGAACTATACAAAATTATTGGCAGTATAGAATACAACCCATTCGGAGTGTATATGGACAAAGTCACAGTCAAAGAAAACGAAGTGGGCCACGACTTACAATTTCGGTATATCATTACAAAATGAAAAACGACCCGCTTTTGCCAACAATAGAAATTGACATTGAGAGATACCACAAAATGATTGAAATGATTGTGGGAATTAAATACATGCACGAGCATCATTGGCACGACGAAAATATCAAAAGTGCAGTATGCGAAAAATGCCGTGAGCAGGTAGAGATATTCACCCCGTGCAAAGCAAGCCCACATTACCCATGTTGGCATGCGCTCAACGATATGCACACCGAAATCATGGGATGGATTGGAATTACAAATAGCGACAAAAACAAAATATGAAAACAACAGCAGAGGCGGTGTCATATCTACACCCCGACAAAATATGCGATCAAATATCAGATGCGATCGTCGATCTACATTTGGACTTAGACCCGACGGCCCGTGTCGCAGTTGAGTGCGCGGGTGGGCACGGTAGTGTCACACTATATGGCGAGGTCACATCGAAAGTACAAGTGGACTATGAGCCGGTTGTGCAAAAAACATATAAGATACTCACGGGCAATGACATTGAAGTGTTCGGGCATATTACAAAGCAATCACCGGACATAGCAAAAGGTGTCGACAAAGGTGGTGCCGGCGATCAAGGCATCATGGTTGGATATGCGACACGCGACACAAAAAAGGGTATGCCACGCGACTTACAGATGGCAAAAGACCTACTCATACCATTCAAAGCCGATGCAAAATCACAAGTCACATACGATTGGGTCAAAGACACACCAACAGACATTGTGCTATCGGTACAAGGCAAGAGCAAAAAGGAGCTTGAGCAATACATTGCCGAGTTTACAGTCAGCAACCCAAACTACTATTTCCGAGAAGTTGTGAAAAAGTATTGCAACAACACCGGCGCATTTGAAATCGGCGGTTTCGATGCCGACAGTGGGGTCACGGGCCGGAAGATAGTACAAGACCAATACGGGCCAAGTGTCCCAACAGGCGGGGGGGCATTCTCAGGCAAAGACCCAACAAAGGTCGACAGGTCAGGTGCATACATGGCACGTTGGCTTGCACTCAATTTGCTACACAAATACGGCGAGGACTATGTGGTTGTGAGCATTGCATACGTCATTGGCTCAAAATATCCGGTCATGATAGAGGCAATCGTTGACGGTGTACCATTCAATAGAATGGACACTTTTATACGAGGCTACAAAATTGACATGAGCGTTGAGGGTATCATTGAGAGGTTTGATTTGCGCCGGCCCATATATCAAGATTTAGCCAAAAACGGGCATTTTGGTCGAGCCAAACTACCATGGGAAAAACTTATTTGATACCAACAGAGGCACAAGTCGTCGAGGCTTGCATCAACTATTTGACCTACAGGAAACATTTTGTTTGGCGCAACAATACAGGTTTCACCAAAAATACCTACACCCGCAAGGACGGCTCAACCGGTCAATCAGTCTTTCGCGCCGGCACGGTCGGGTCGTCCGACATACTTGGCATTGCGAGTGATGGTACAATGATTGCAGTGGAGTGCAAGAAACAAGGAAACAAACCCACACCCGCACAGATGCTTTTTTTGAATGAAATCAAAGATCGTGGGGGGTATGCGATAGTTGCATACAGCATTTCAGATTTACAAATTGCCGGTCTATAACATGGAACAAGTACAAGTCGACAAAAAAATCATGTGCAAGGATTGTGGACAGTCTTTTGATTTTACAATTCGCGATCAGGATTTCTACCGTGTACATGGGTTTACAGACCCAAAGCGTTGCAAGCCGTGTCGAATCGAAAAGAAAAAGACACGCCCACCACAAAACAATCGCGAATGATTGTGATATGATTGTATTATATGAGCAAAGAACCACTCGTCGTCATGCCGAATCCGGCCGGACAAGGGCGACCACTCATTGCCGATGACCAATACCAAAAATGGCTCGATGCAATGGCACCCTATCTCAAGATGGCATCAACAATCTACTACGCCATGGAAAAAGCAGACATCCTCGCACACAAGTATGTGATCTACGAAAAATACAAGCAAAACGATTGGTTTTCGGAAAGGATTGATGCAATGCGCCGTGAGGTTGGCGAGATGGTCAACAACTCTACAGTGCGGTACTATAAGATGATCGACACCAAGCTAAAACAGGAAATACCACTCACCAAAGACGAGCAAGATTTCATGAAATGGTTCGCCGAAAAACATCGAACGGCCCAACCATTTTTTGTGACCCGAACAGAACAGGTCGTCAAGGATGATACGCAAGTGGGCAAAATACTTGATGCAATTGAAACAACAGACTATGGCCAACTTAGAACCGAGGCTCAAAAACAAATGGTGGCGGTTGAACAATCTATACAAAATCAAGGACAAGCGGGGACAACTGGTAACGTTCAAACCTAACTATGTACAGCTCAAACACCTTGTCGAACGTGGCGCACACGGGCGCAATCTTATACTCAAGGCAAGGCAATTTGGATTCACCACACTGTATTGCATAGACAATCTCGATGAGGCACTATGGGCAAATCAGTCAGGGGCCATCATTGCAGACGAACGCCAAAACGCGGTCAACATATTTGACATCGTCAAGCGGGCATATGTAAACTTGCCGGAAGTCATAAAGCCAAAGACCAAAACCGACACAAAACACATGTACCAATTCATACAAAGGTATGATGGTGCGCCACTTGATAGCATGATATATGTGGCCCTACATATAAGATCAGGCACGGTGCAAAACCTACACGTCACCGAATCGGCATATATCAAAGACCGTACAGAGCTAAACGCCGGAAGCAAACAAGCGGTGCCAATTACGGGCCGAATCAGCGAAGAAACAACGGGCAACGGCTATGAGGACTTCTATGACACATACATGGAAGCGAAACAAAAAGGTGTCACAAATCCACTCGACTACAAAACATATTTCTATGGATGGCACGAAAACCCCGAATATGCACTTGCCGGTGAACCACTTACAGACAAAACCGAGCACGAAATTGAGATACAAAACAGATTCAATCTATCAGACGCGCAACTTGCATGGCGTAGGTGGAAAATGTCGGAGCTCAAGAAAAAGAACATCGGCTTTGGGCTAACCGGTGAGCAACTATTCAAACAGGAATACCCAATGACGATCAACGAGGCGTTTCAATCGGGGGCCGGCTCGGTATTTGATAATGAGCTTATTGACAAGGTTATTACACCCGAACCGCTTACAGACGAACAAGTGCTTGAACACTACAGATTGCCAGACGAAGCGGTACCGGAGCCCGAACACCTCGAAATGATGGCCCGTGCCAAACGATTGCTTGCTTTCAAGGTCAAGTTTTGGGAAATGCCAAAGCCGGATGGCGAGTATGTCATCGGGTGTGACCCGTCAGATGGCGAGGGTGCAGATGAGGGGGCAATCGATGTGTGGGACAAAAACACACTATGCCAAGTGGCACAATTTGTGGGTAAGGTACGGCCCGATGAGCTCGCCGAGATCATAGCCGATATGGGATGGGTATACAATGAGGCATATGCCGGCGTTGAAAACAACATGCTTGCAACGGTGTTGTTTCTATCAAAGATATACTCACGCTACTATTTCGAATCTACAGTCGACGAAAAAACACAGCGAAAAACAAAAAAGCTCGGGTGGAATACAAATACACGCACGCGTGACCTAATGATTGATGACTATTTGATTCTATTTGATGAGGGCCATTTGACAATACGATCTACACTCACGCTCGCACAGATGCGCACATTTGTGAAAACAACAAGCGGGAAACGTGAGCATGCATCGGGTAAACACGACGACGTATTGTTTGCCGGATTTGTGGCGATACAGATGCACAGGGCATACAAAGGAAAGGCCCGCGCATTTGCAAAGAAACCATTTTGACTTTTGATATACTGATACTATGGCAACAGAAGTCACCACAGATACAAACAATATGAATGTATACCCCGACACAACATCGCTTTCAAGGTTGAATCAGTACGACTACTATATGCGACTACTGCTTGGTGACCATCACACAGCTTTCAACATCAAGGTCGATGACAAAGACTACAACAAGATATATTCACAACTTCGATACGTCAAAGTCAATTTCGCGGGCATGATTTCAAAGGTGTGTGCCGACATGTTGTTTTCTGAACCAATTACAGTCAAAGACGAGGACAAGAAAAATCAGAAGTTTATCGAGGCATTGTGGCATGAAAACAAAATGGACATGCAACTATATGAAAGCGCACTCACTAATTCAGCTATAGGCGACGCACTCTTGAAAGTTCGGGCCGGAAAGCGCAATACAAAAAGCAAAGACAGTACGGCAATCATTGAGGACATAACCCCGCGCATATACTATCCACAGGTTGACGAGGGCAACGTGAGAGCAGAGCCCGAAAAACAAACACTTGCATGGATTGTCGAGTTTGGGGTCAATAAATACTTACGAAAGGAAATACACACATACGGCATGATATACAACGAGTTGTATCAACTCGACGGGGGTACCATGCCATACAAAATAGTTGCAAAAGTACCAATGGCAACCATACCCGCGCTCGCAGACGTCAAACCAGAGGTGCCAACAGGCATCGATCAATCACTGCTCATGCATGTACCAAATTGGAAAACAAACGACAGGTATTTTGGTATTTCAGACTATGCCGACATCGACAACCTATTCTATGCAACAAATCACAGGATGTCGCAGATTGACAACATACTCGACAAGCACGGCGACCCAATACTTATGGTGCCGGATGGCATACTCGACAAAAAGGGCAATGTGAACAAAAAGGCCCTTGGCGTCATTGAGATGGTAGAGGGTGAAACGAACAAACCCGAGTATATTGTGTGGGATGCATCACTTGAGAACGCGTTCAAATACATCGAAAAACTTGTTGAGTTCATATACCTAGTGGGCGAGATTTCGCCGGACATACTCGGACTTGGCGAGGGTGTGACGGATTCAGGCCGTGCGCTCAAGTTCAAATTGATGCGTACAATCGCAAAGGTGGCCCGCAAAAAACTGTACTATGACTATGCAATCAAGCAAGCAATATACGTTGCCGAGCTTATGGCCAAAGAACACGGGCTCATTGTGGGTGGTGAAAGATACACGGGCGAACCAAAAATACCCGAGATCATGTGGGCCGACGGCTTGCCAATTGATAACAGCGAAAGCATACAAAATGAGGTCATTGCGGTCGATGCCGGACTTACAAGCAAAAAAGACGCGATCATGAGAGTGTATTCAGTCGATGAGGACACAGCAGACAAGATGCTTGAAACAATGAAAAACGAGGACAAAGTCGAATTGCCAAAAACAACAGTCGGAAACAACCCATTTGCCAAAGGCAATGCCGACGAGGATGATGAGGACGGGGCCGATGATGCTACAATGTAAGTATGGCAACGCTATACCCAAAACAGGTTGAAATCAATGAGGCCAACATCAACAAACTACGCAACACGCTCAAATCATCGTACAAGCAAATTGTTCAAGAGATGAGGACGGCCACAGATTTTGGCGTCAAAGAACGCAAAGCCATACTCAAGCAAATTGAATCAATACTTGAATCTACAGGCGAGGACGTGGCAAAGTTTATTGAAAAAGAATTGCCAACCTACTACAAACAAGGGGCAACCGAAGCTACACAACAACTTGGGAACGTCGGGGCCGATATAAGTGTCAAGACCGGATTCAACCGCGTGCACAAAGAAACGATCATGGCAATGATTGACGATACAACAACCGCATTTGGCGAATCTTTGACCGGAATCAAGCGCAGTGCCAACAAACTGCTTGGCAAAGCAACCCGCGACATGCTAACACAGGAAATGGCCAAGGGTGTCACAGCCGGTGACGCACTTCGAAACGTCAAAAACGCAATGATGCAACGACTTGAGGACGAGGGATTGTCGGCCCTAATTGATAAGTCGGGCAAGACATGGTCGCTCGATTCATATACCGAGATGCTATTTCGAACAAAGGCAGTCGAGGCCCGCAATCGTGGCCTAGTCAATAGAGTTGCCGAAAACGGGTACGATCTTGTACAAGTAAGCTCACACCAAGGTACATGCGATGCATGTGCAAGGTGGGAAGGGGCAATACTTTCAGTGTCAGGCGAAACAGATGGATATGACACAGTTGCAGACGCCGAGGCCGACGGGTTATTTCACCCCAATTGCCGGCACGCAATCAACATACTCATACCCAAGCTCGCAAACATGAGCGATGCATACAACGAGGACGAAGAAACAAAGAAGTTGCCCGAGGATGTACAAAAACCGAACAAGGCCCAAACATTCACCGTATTCAGGGGTGAGGGCAACACCGCAAACCCCGCACGAGGATTTGATTCATACGGCAAGGGCAAATACTACTCACTTGATAAGAAGTACGCCGAATACTTTGGAACGGTCAAGGAATCCGAGATTGTTTTGCGTAATCCACTTGAGATAAGAAGCCAAGACGGGTTGAACAAGGCCACAGCGCGCATGGTTGAGAAAGGTTTTGAGGACATGGGCGAGTGGGCTAAATCAGAGGGTTATGATGCAATAATTGACTACGAAACGGGCATCATACTCAAACCAAAAACTTGAGGTGAATTGACAACAGGCTCAAATTGTGATTATAATGATTGTATTACAAATAGATTTGCGGTGTACCGACCCACCATAAAAACGGAGCAAAACTATGACAACCAGTGACGCCGGAAACGGTGAAAAAGGTACAAACAATGGTGGCGATTCGAGCGTGACCGACACGACAAAAACGAGTACGAATCAAACCACAACGATTGATTTTGCAAAGCTCGGCGATGAGGACTTTCAAAAAGTCTTTGACGACCCGCGCATTTTCAAACATCCACGTTTCAAGAACCTAGGAGATCGCGCCAAAAAAGCGGACGAGCTAGAAAAAGCACAAGCAGAGGCCGAGCAAAAGCGACTTGCCGAACAAGGCAAATGGCAAGAGCTCGCAGAGGCAAGAAAAGCCGAAGCGGAAAAAGCCCGACAAGAGCTTGCGCAAACCAAGATTGACCAAAAAATCATCATGGAAGCTCAAAAGCATGGCGTCGTTGATCTTGATGCGGTAACAAAGCTAATTGACCGCACCAACATCAAGTTTTCAGCCGAGGGGGGAACAATTGACGGTGTTGAATCAGCAATCAAATCGTTGTTGGAAACAAAAACATATTTGAAAGGCTCAAACAACACTACAATTGGCACGGGTTCAAATCCGAGCAACGTGAATACAACAGGTAAACGATTCACCCTTTCACAGATTCAAAACGCAGAGTTTTACAGAGCAAATGAAAAAGACATTTTGCAGAGTGCAAAACTCGGTTTGATTGTGAACGACTTGAAAAAATAATCACTAGGGCTTGAAACTACATACGATTGAAGCCTAACAAGGTGATTATTATTTTTGCATACAAGGGGGGGTGAAAAAGAAAAATGCCAGAATCAGTCATGACTACAACCACAGATGCAGTATTCATACCTACGATCGTTGCACAAAAATGTTTGCAAAAGTTTGGCTCATACCTTTCACTTGCAAAAACAGTTGCGCGCGATAGTGATTACAGTACCGCAAAAGTTGGGACAGTCTTAAAAATACCCAAAACGGGTGCAGTAACCGCAAATACAAAAGTCGCGGGCGTTGCTTTCACAAAGCAAAACCCAACCGGCTCGGAAGTTTCGGTCACTCTTGATACTCACAAGGAAGTCACGTTTACAATTGATGACGTTGACGCACTTGCGACAAATCAAAACACTCAAGAAAGGTATGCTAATGACGGTGCTATCGCACTTGCGGAAGCGGTTGAAACGGCTATCGCCACACTTCACCCACAGATCACAAGTACGATCACTTGGGATAGGTCATCAGCGACAACCATTGATGCAACAATGCTCAAGATCAGAAAATACTTTACCGATCAAAAAGTACCAAAACTCGAACAGAGATATATGTACGTTGACGGTACAGTGATGAACGATCTACTTTCAGTCGACAAGTACACACGCGTCGATGCGAGAGGGGCCAACGATGCAATCGCAAATGGTCAGATCGTGAAAACCTACGGTATAGAAGCTAGTGAAAGTCAGTTGATACAAGTAACCGGTTCACCGGTTGCCTATCACAACTTGGCCTACACAAAAGACGCTTTTGTACTCGCAAGTAGACCACTACAACAGCCAAAGGGCTTTGGTGGTGAGAGCGCAGTCATCAACGACCCATCAATAGGTGTAGCAATCAGATCGTTATATTGGTACAACGCCGACCTCGGCGCACAGCAATTAACGCTCGACCTACTTTTCGGAGTAGCAGTGCTAGACCAAAGACGAGTTGTTGAGGTTGAGAGTTTCTAAACTTTCGACACAGCACAGGCAAGATCGGGGCAACCCGATCTTGTTTGGTTTTTGGCATTGTGATATGATTGTATAATCATGCCGTACTTATTAAACCCAAGCGGTCGAATTGTCGCCGTTGACGACAAAACACAATACGAGAATCTACTCAAAATACAGGGTTTCAAGGCCCTATCCCCACAAGAAGAACGCGAGCACATCATGTCACGCATCAGAATGGTAGAGAGCATGAAAAACGAAAACTCAAACCAACATGGCTTGTTTTTTTCGACAGTTTCAAGCGGTGGCAAAGATGGGTACGGGGTGGCATCGCTCGCACTAATTGACGAACTACGCAAGCAAAATGTTCAGGTCGATACATACTACAAAGAACAAAAGGTCGCAATGCTTTTTCATAATCCCTACGGTATAGCGTCGATCGAATCACCCTACAGAATCATATACACAATGTTTGAAAGCACAAAGATACCAAGCGATTGGATTGACTACCTAAAAACGGCAGACAAGGTGCTAGTGCCGAGCCGTTGGTGTCAAAAGATATTCAAGGACGCCGGCATTGATACATTTGTTGTGCCACTAGGGTATGACGCGCGCATATTCAAACCACATACGAGAGAACACAAAAGAAACAACAAAAAACCATTTGTTTTTCTACACTACGACGCTTTCAACATACGAAAAGGTTTCCCCGAAGTATTCAAAGCATTTGTGCAAGCATTTGACAAAACAGAGCCGGTCAAAATGATATTCAAGACAAGACAGGAAACAATACCGTTGCCGATAACAAAAGCCGAATACCCAAATATAGACATCATCACGGGCCCGATGAGCGAGCGTGAGTTGTACAAACTGCTTTGCGATTCAGATTGCTTTGTATTTCCGAGTAGGGGTGAGGGCTTCGGCATAACACCACTTGAGGCAATGGCGACAGGTATGCCGGCGATTGTGCCAAATGCCCACGGTATCACCGAGTATTTCGAGCCATCATATATGTATGAGGTCAAAGTCAAAGAAACATGTCCGGCCCTATACCACAAGTACAAGGGGCAAGATGTCGGCGACATGGTTGTTTGTGACATTGACCACCTTGCAAACCAAATGCGATATGTGTATGAACATCAAGACGAAGCGCGCGCGCGAGGCGAAAAGGCATCGGAATATGTGAAAAATTGGACTTTTGAACGAACAGCGACCATACTGAAAGACATTATCAATGGAGTGTTGGTACAACCGATCGATTACAAACGAAACATCGGCAATGTGCTCACACTCGAAAAAATTACATAATATGGAAAACCAAGCAAAAAAGCCGGTCAAACCGGTCAAACAAACTCTTGCAAAAGATGAGCCAAAGCCAAAACAAAAGCTCGAGGCACAGATCAACAAAAAGGCAAAACCATACATTGACCCACACAACACACAGGTCATGTATAGGTATGTGTGCCCACGTTGCACGGGCGTTGCGTTCAAGTCATACGAAACGAGAACGGGCCCAACAACACAGATTTGTGCAAGTTGCAATGGTGTGATTGGTCACTTGAGTTTGGAAAATTACATCAAAATCTAATTGTGAAAATAAAATATACCGGCATGTGCCGTGACTATTCAGGATATGGCGAAGCGTCGCGTCATGACGTTGGCGCGCTTGTTTCGGCGGGTGTGCAAGTCACAACCCAAATACCATCGTATGTGCTCGAGCGTACCGACTTTGGGAAGCTCGGGGCCCTTGCAGAATCGCTCGAAAACAAGCCACTTGGGTACAAAATCAAGATACTACACACAACCCCGAACGTGTATACGCAGTTTATGGAACCCGATGTATACCACGTTGCACGGGCCTTTTGGGAAACCGACAAGGTGCCCGAGGATTTTGCCAAAAACATACAGCTATGTGATGAGGTGTGGACGGGTAGCGAATACAACGCACAGGCCATGCGCAATGCCGGAATTACAAAACCAATATACATAATACCCGAGGCAATCGACACAGACATACCCGAGGTTGACCCATACATCATCGCAGAAAATACGGCGTACAAGTTTTACAGCATTTTTGAGTGGACAGAGCGCAAAAACCCAATTGCCTTGCTCACCGCGTATTGGCAAGAGTTTGGGCCGGATGATGACGTGATGCTTGTCATCAAAACATACCTCGACAACTTTCAGCGTGAGAAACGCAAGGAAATAGACACCCAAGTGAGGCGAATCAAAAAGCAACTCAATCTCAAATACTATGCGCCACTCTACATGTTCAGAAACATGCTCGACAGGCGACAGGTGTACCGCTTTCACAAGACATTTGATTGTTTTGTGAGCGCACACAGGGGTGAGGGGTGGGGGGTACCACAGATGGAAGCCGGACTACTTTCAAAACCGATCATTTCAACCAATTGTGGTGGTATTCATGAGTATATGACCCACAAAGAAAATGCACTACTTGTGCCATATACCAAAAGTCAGGTGGACAACTCACGCAACAAGCAGTGGTATGCACCCGATCAAAATTGGGCATCGGTGGATATTGCCGAGCTACAGAAAAATATGAGGTATGCTTATAGATACCAAAAAGCGACACAAAAAATGGGTATAAGATGTGGACAACTTGTGCAAGATAAGTTTTCACTAAAAGCAGTGGGCCAAATGATGCTCGATCGGCTCAATGCAATACAAAAATTACTCGAGCCAAACGCAACATGAGCCATCATCTATTTATAAGAAAAGAACCGGTGCAGATTGACAAAGAAGCCCGCGCCGTATGGCGATGTGAAAAATGTGATACCGAGGTCAAGTTTGATTGGCGTATGACACAACATGAAGTCAATCAGGCGGTCATTTTGAGATGGCCCAAACTATTATGTATTGATGTGAGAGTAAACTAACCATGAAAACACTTTTTTTGAGTTGCCATTCTATACTCGAGTATGACGAATTGAAATTGCTCGAGGAACTTGGCGTCGACTATTTTTCACTTGGTTCATATATCGTGCCACAACAGCCGGTCGACCCTATCCGGCCCGCACTCAAACAAAAGGTTGACGAAAAACTACTTGCAAATGCACCATATAGAGAAAACATGCCGAGGTCATTTGTAGATAATTTCGACACGATCATCGTCATGCATGTGCCGGAATGGATAGAGAAAAATTGGGAAGTCATGAAAGACAAACGAGTGATATGGCGCACCATCGGACAATCAACCCCACAAATCGAGGCAAGGATGCGAAAATATCGAGAACAAGGGCTTGAGATTGTGCGCTATAGCATGCGCGAGAGATTCATTGAGGGGTACATCGGTAGTGACGCGGTGATACCATTTTATAAGGACGAAAACGAGTTTTTTGGCCATGTAGGTGCGAGCAGTGAAATAATAACAATCGCACAGAACATGAAACAACGAGCAGAGTTTTGCAACTACGATGCATTTTTGACACTTGCCCAAAACATGCCAGTCAAACTATACGGCACATCAAACGAATCGTCGGGCGACATATGGGGCGGTTTCCTATCCTACAACGACATGAAAATGAAGCTACGCGACGCACGGGCATACCTATATTTTGGGACACAGCCCGCGTGCTACACATTATCGCTCATTGAGGCTATGATGACAGGTATACCGATCATTGCAATCGGGCCCGATCATGCAAATAGTTTGAAAATTGCGGGGCCCATGTACGAGGTACAAGAGATCATACAAAACGGGGTCAATGGTTTTTGTTCAGATAATATCGAATACTTGCGCATGGTTATGGGCGAATTGCTCAAAAACCAAATGCATGCACGTCGTATTGGTGAAATGGGACGACAAACCGCAATCAAGTGGTTTGGCAAAGAGAACGTCAAAGCGCGTTGGGGCTCATTCTTAAAAGTTACTTGATACATATGTACATCACAAATCTATTGCTTGGAAACGACCCGCATTTGTCAATTCATAACGAGGGCAAATGGGATGTACCATACATACCCGAGCCACAAGGCTTTGCATCATTCAACGATGCCGGCATCGAGTGTGAAACGGGTGAGTTTTTGTACGCATGGGTGCGAATACTCAAGCCACAACATGTGCTTGAAACAGGTACGCATTGGGGTGTTGGGGCATCTTACATGGGGGCAGGACTACGCGACAACGGCGGTGGACATCTCGACACAATCGAGTTTTTGCCCGAAATACACTTGAAAGCAAAAAACCGCATACAGCGACTTGGGCTTTTGCCATATGTCACATGTCATTTTGGCGATGTGGCCAAGTTTGAACCCACAGTCAAGTACGATTTCATACTACTTGATACCGAACCACAAACGAGGTTTGCAGAGTTTGACAGGTTTTTCGAACACTTGAATGAGGGCGGGTATATATTCATACACGACTTGCACAGACACATGCATCAGATACCAAACGCCGAGCACGGTTTTGCATGGCCATATGGAAAAATAACAGAGCGCATGAATGAACTTGTGCGCACAGGCAAGGCCCGACCATTTCATTTTTCTACACCTCGCGGGCTCACAGGATTCTACAAAGTACATTCGGGCGACCATAATTTCAATGTCACCCAATGACTACAAAATGGGCAATCGATCTTGACGGGGTTATTACCGCAAACCCGAGTGCCTTGTCGTGGTTGACCTATCACCTACTCAAAAACGAGAATGACCACGAAGTGTACAT